CAACTAAACAAAAACAAACAGGTGTGTGGCCCGCATCGTTCAAACAGAAAACATGAGGCTGACACATGGAAACTGAATCAAGGTTGTAATAACAAAGGGCAATATGGTATTCCCAAATGCACTTGTGTGATTACTGATGCCTGTCAATTAGATATCAACCATATCGATGGAAACAATGACAACAGAAAACCTGATAACATTGAAGTGTTGTGTTCTAATTGCCATCGAGTAGTGACTATCCGCAACGAGCATCACCTGCAACCCACTGCTAGTCGCAGAGCAAAGATTGATGACCCAAATGGATTGTTCACTGGGTTGTACTAAAGTACTCACTTCAGTGACGTACTACGAGTTTACCCATTTCATAAAGAAAGTGTTGACATTAAAGTAGTTTCTGTTGTATAATGTGTTTGTGCGGAGAATAAGATTACTGCACAGACATTTTACAAAAGGAAATATATGTCAACACAAACTAAGTTTAAATGGGTAGCCAACAAAAAGAAGGTAACTGCACAGGATCGTCCTGTTAACGAGCTAGACAAACAGCCCGGATATGTTGATGCAAACGGCATCGACCAGTTAGCAAAACTGTTCATGGACAGTCCTGAGTATACACAACTCAAAAAATTGCTAGAGACAGCAGAGTTTAAGACTAGCCGCAAGGGCAAGCCTCAACGATACGACCAAATGCCAAAGCTAGGTCGAATTAAAATCAAACACCTACTATCTGCGTTAGCAGTGCAACGCAAGATTGATTTTGAACACTTGGTTCGAATCATCAAAACTTGGGACAGCCGTCGCCCAGCAACAATCAATGTGATTAAGTTGCCAAATAGCAATACATGCTACATCACAGACGGTCAACATACTGTATTAGCAATCGCCCTTCGTGCTAAAATGGGCGAGTTCCCTGACGTTGATCCTAAGGATTGGTTAGAACTCGAAGTAAACTGCCAAATCGTTGAAACCAGCGATTTTAGTTTTGCACGTGAGCACTTCTTAGGTATCAACGGTGACGATAAACTTCCTATCATCCCATTCGAGTTCCACAAGATTCACGTATTCGGCAAGCGTCTTGATTCACCTCTCAAAGACACACAAGAAAAGTATGAGCTTGCTAACCGAATCCAAACTGAATTGGAAGCACACAATCTGTACCCAGTGCACCCAAACAGTCAGGACCGTTTCAAAGCAGGTTCAGTTGTACATGTGAACTTGCTCTCTAAACTTGACGTAGCAGACGTTCGTTTCTTCGGTAAGAATCACTCTACCTATTGGGACCAAGAACCTCTTGACTCAATGGAAATGCTTCCCTTCCAAGACTTGCGTAGACGCCTTGAAAAAGATGGTGAAGACTTCACATCAGCAGACCACGCAGCGTTTATGAAAGACTTGAATGCTATTGTAAAAGAAGTAGCAGGTGGTTGGGCAGAGTTTAAGAACTTAACTCAACAAGTTTACCCTGAGTACTACTGCTCTGCACGTAACGAAGACCCATCTGGTGTGCCGAAAGATGCATCGTTGGTATTGTTGCTACAGTTGTACGTTAAGGCTGGTGGCACACACTTGAATCAATTCAAGAACATGACAACCTTTGTCACTCGTTACACTGAGAATAACACCAACATGTTCAAGCAATTGGATGTGGCAAAGCGAGGTCTGTTCAAATGATGTTACTTTATATTGCAGACGCACATGGCAAAGTTAAGCCAGGTATCAGTTCTAGCCCCAAAGCACGTATTACCTCTTACACGAGTGGTAACAAGGATGCAGCTATTCACTATTTGTTTGTAGCTGAGGATGGGTATGACGAGCATGTGAAGAATTGTGAGAACTACGTAAAGCGAACATTGTTCCCTTTCTTAGAGAACCCTCACAATAGTCATACACCTAGCGAATATGTCGATCCAATTCACACTCACATTACTTACAAGTATGTCAGTGATATTGTAGAGGACCGAATCAAAAATCATCCTTTGCGTATCAAACGGGTCAAGCAAGCATTCTTGCCCATTACACGCTACAACATCAAAACTGTAGTCGATGGAATCAAGAACTTCCCAGACAAGTATTTGGAAGATATTTAACTTGACAAAAACGAATAATATGTGTATAATCTACACATATTATTCGATTACATAAGGACAAGATTTTGAAATACGCACTAATCGACACAGCTAACACATTCTTCCGCGCCCGACACGTTGCATCACGCAATAGTACTTTGGAAGAGAAGATTGGCATGGCACTACATCTTACACTTGCATCGTGCAATCAAATCGTCAGAAAGTTTGGTGTTGAGCACGTTGTATTCTGCTTGGAGGGGCGAAGCTGGCGCAAAGACTTCTACGAGCCTTATAAGAAGAATCGTGTAGTTGATACCCAATCTCAAACTGAGGCTGAGCAAGAAGAAAATACCATGTTCTGGGCCACATACGAAGCTCTAACAACGTACTTACGTGAGCGGACTAACGTAAGTGTCCTTCGCAACCCGACTGCTGAGGCAGACGACTTAATCGCACGATTCATCCATTTACATCCCAATGATACGCATTATATTATTAGTAGTGATACCGACTACGTTCAGCTTATTCATTCCAACGTACATCAGTACAACGGCGTCTCAGGAGAACTCATCACGCTCGATGGTTACTTCAATGATAAGGGCGTACTAATCAAAGACAAGAAGACTAAAGAGCCTAAGTTGCTTGAGGATCCTCAGTACTTGCTATTCAAAAAATGTATTCGTGGTGATGCAACCGACAACGTATTCAGTGCTTTCCCCGGTGTGCGTGAGAAAGGTACTAGTAAGAAAGCTGGTATCAAAGAAGCATACGAAGATAAAGAAAAACAAGGCTTTATCTGGAATAACATGATGCTTCAACGATGGACCGACCATAATGAGGTCGAACACAAGGTACTTGACGATTATAAGCGCAATGTCACATTGATTGACTTGACAGCACAACCCGATGATATCAAGGCGTCAGTAGATGCTACTATCAAATCAGACGTTCGAGTAACTACTACACCTCAAGTTGGTGTACACTTTATGAAATTTTGTGCTAAGTATGAACTTACAAAAATCAATGAGCAAGCTGAAACTTATGCTAAGTGGCTTAACAGCCCGTATAAGGGCACGATACATGAATCACATTCTGCATAAGCAAATCTACGCCGGTCTCTACGAGATTATCAAAGACAAAGACCTGTACTATCATAGTGGCGTGGGCAGAGACTACAGCCACTTGACTGAGCGCGGCAAAGAAGCGTTAGCTAAATGGATGAACTTGATGGCATGGGATATGATTGAACTTGAAAAGAAAGAGTTGGATGCACGTGCTAAGAAACTTATGTGGGAAGAATTGAAAAAATGAAATCAATCACACTTAACCGTAAACAACTACTAGACCTGTGTCAAATGTTTGACCACTTTAAGGAAGTAGAACACTTTACTATTGAACAAGATAACTCAAGTGGTATCGGTCCTTCTATCCATGTTAAGTTTGAATTGTTTGAAAAGCCTACCACAGTAGATATCACTGATGTGGAGAGTTGGTAATGAGCTTTAAAGAAATTAGACAAGGTGACCATGACTTCTACATGACTGATGGTATCAAGGTAGTTCCGCGCGCCTATATCGAAGTATCTGATGTATGTCCTACTAATATAAAATTAGCCATTCATCGTGCAATGGCTGATGGCTACCTTAAAACAGTAGCGTGTATGCAAGACAAAGAATATGTATGGGAGAAACTCGGTGGATAAAAAAGACCAACAAAAAGAACTGTTTAAATTAATCCTCGAAGAAGTGTTAGTAGGTATTACTGAAAAAGAGTTTGCCAATCTGATTGACACCTTTGTTGAATTATACGAAAATAAGTTTGGAACATTGACTCTGGAAGACACTGAGCCAGAGGAAGAAGAACTGATGCACACCAAAGAAGCAACCGAGTACTTAAAGAAATTTCAACTATGACAAAAGAAATCTTCTACAAAAAAGTAGGACGCAAATATGTCCCTGTCAGTGAGTATGACAGTGACCTTTCCTACGCACTGCCAAAAGGTGCGCACCTACTGATTGTATATCCAGGTGGACAAAGCACCCGCTACGATATCAACCCGAACTATGCTGCTATGCTTGCGGCATGTAGAGTAGCAGAAGATGCAATTAGCAAAGCTATCATGGATGCAACAGAGATTCGTAGACAAACTCGTGGTAAAAGTGAAACACCACTAACAGAATCACAGAAAGCAGCATGGGAGAATCTTGTAAAAGAATTCGGCGATGATGCTAAACAACTAGAG